GAGGCTTTGAAGGTTCTGTTGCCGTGAGTAGCCTTTTGACCTCTGCTCTAAATGTATCCATTGACTTGCCGTGCTTCGGAAACCAGTGACCTGGATCGGCATGGTTACTGGCGATGCCGCGTTTATGCCCCTCGTAATGACCGATAATAACGCCATCTGCCATCGGGTCGAGATTATACTCCTTGCAGAGATAGGCACACAGTTCGGTGGCTTCCTTGTAGACTGCGTTGAAATAGGCTTTGTCGGTTAGGCCATCCTCGCATATTTCAATACTTGTGTGACTGTCATTGACTGATCCTTTTGAGCCGGAAGCCCCATGCCAACCGCGGTGATTCCACGGCAGTGTCTGATAGGTAGCGATACTCCCATCAGCCAGTTTACCTATAAAGCCATGTACGCAGACCTGCCGACCGTCCGGTTTGTCTTGATTCCAGTGGTTGTTATATTGATTCTTGCCAAGCAATCCATCGTCCGGACCCACATAACGGCGCAGATTCGGATTGTTCGCACCGGTGGAGTGAACCATAATGCCTTTGACAGTAATAGTTCTGCCAGCCTTGTAGCAGGCGTTGTTTGTGAATATCAATTTTCGTAGATTCATTTCTGTTCATCCTTTCCATGAAGCTGTGCCAGCACATCTTTTAACTTGGCAGGCACGGGTAACCCAATAGCCGTGGCATTCTCAACGAGAGAAATTCCCTCATTAGCAATGTAGAAGAAGATAATCGCCGTCCGAAGTGGTGCTCCCGTGCCGCCGAGCAGATAGGTGTCGATGAGATGACCAATGCCGACCACAAGGAATAGCGCTACCTTCTTGGCGATACCCTGCGCTCCGATTCTGCTGGACAGTTTTTTCTCCACAATTGCCCGAAGCACGCCCGTGATGTAGTCGACGACCACGAAGGCGATGAGCGCATAAAGGAAGCCGTCCAATCCGCCCAAAAACCAGCCAAGCGTACCTCCGATGGCTGCAAATGCAACCTGAATCCAGTTCCAAATCTCTTTCATTTTCGTTTTACCTCCTGTTTTTTCGCATAAAAAACGCCTGCTGAATATGCAGGCGCGAATGCCAATATGAATGATTACTCCTTAACTCTGTTTCGGGAGTGCCTCCCAAAGCCGCAAGTCTTCCTGACCGAGTGACCATAGGGCAAAACCACGCAACCGCCATCGGTATGCTGCTTCATTTGCCCAGTAGACAATCGAGTCCACGTCTTGGTAGTAGACAATTCCAAAACCATCCCCATCACCGAGGAATACCCTCGAACACCAGACGTTGATGTCGCGTGGCGTAAATTTTGCCGTGTAGTCAGCGTTGCATGGAATGTATAGCATTGCGGAATGCACGAAATCATAGTCCATAGAGATATCCTCGCTTCGGGTAGCAGATTCCTCCACATCTGAGGTAAGTGTGAATACCTCGAATTCACTGTCCCATGTCACGCTACTCCGGGCGATCCTGCCGTAGTTTTCGGTAGTACCGTTTGGCATCGTCACATCAAAGGCTTCATACGGCTCGTAAGTCCAGGCATCGCCTAAACGCAGAAGTTCACACTTGATTTCATTGTCCGACTGAATGCCAGAATAACCGCTTGTCGGTGATACCGTGGCTGTGAAGCGGAGGGTGTTACTGTTGCCGGAATAGACCCTCACGTGGTTGCCGCGTTTCCTCATTTCAATGAGATACATATTGGGGTTTGTGCGGATGTCGGTGGCAGGTGTTTTAGCGTAAGTTGCACCATAACTGCCGAGCAAAATAGAGTCTTGATAGAGTTCCACTCGCTCAGTGTCGATGTTGATACAACAGAAGATGTCGCCGATAAATACCCCGGCGCGCCCGCTCCCGTTGTGAGGGAAGGCAAGCCGTGCTCGAAGGTGAACGTCGGAGAAATCGTCATATCTCCAGGCAAGCTGGCCACTACCTTCCAGCTGTGAATAAACCCTGCTGGACGCATATTCATCGCTTCGCCAGACTGCCCAACTGCCTGAAAGTGTAGTCCAGTAAGTGCTTCGCAGCGAGATGGGGTCTCGGAAGTCCTCATACCACACCAGAGCCGAGTCGGGTTTTCGCCGTAAAATCTCGGTGGTCAGCTTGAAGCCTTTGTCCGGCACAGCCATATTCCCGTTCACGTCCTTGAAGCTACGAGGAGAGAGTTCAAAGGTAGCCGAACCTGCCGAGGGCTGTTCAGAAAACGATGAGCAAAGACGAAAGCCATATAACTGCGCGCCCACCACACCGCCATCAACTGTGATGGTGTGTTCGCCTGCCGACATGCTGCGTCCTTTGGCAAGAATCGCCCAGAAGGTGCTTCTCCAATACGGCCACCATAGGCGGTTTTCGTAAAAGCCGACCGAGGAACCGTCAAGGGAGATGTTGATACCGTTCTTATCCCAATACGGATAGCAGATACGGACGGCGACATCATAAATTCCCGATTGCGGAACGGTAAAATCGTAGGTCGCTGTACCCGTTTCGGATGAGAGCGTAATCATGCCGTTGCCGATCACCACGCCCTCTGTGTAACTATCCGGCTCGCCGTCGCGGTTAATATAGATTGTGCCAAACTCTGCCTTTTGTGTTTTGCCGTAGCAAGTTAAGTATCGGCGGCGGTTGTATGTTTCCCCGGTTATAGGGGCTTCTCGGCTGGTTGCATCGCCACCTTCAGCATAATCGTAGACTTGAGGGAGCATATACGGCACTTGGTCGTAATCGTCCCAGTAGGCAAGCCACGGTATCATCGGCTGCGGAGGAGCATTACCCGTGAAGTTATAGCCGCCCTCCGCCCAAATTTTGGCGGCGTAATAGGTAAGCGATACGCCACGATACGTCTGGCCGAGGTCGGCAGGGTTTGCATATATCTGCCACTCCCAACCGTAACCCGGCAAACCCATATAGATCTTTTGCGGATTCATTACTCTGGCGACATAATCATAAACACCGACAAGCCAGTCCCGTGGAGAGACAGGACCCGGTGCGCTGCCTGCCCAGGCCATACCGTATGACATAATTGCTGCCGTGTCACAGTAAGCATCGAGATCGGCATAAACACACCAATTCTCGCCGCCGACTGAGCCTTGGACGCCCGTCATACCGGGCAAACAGATATTGACCAGCTTGGCGGGATTGTACGCTTTAACGGTTTGGTAAATGTCGCTGAAGAGAATATTTGCCGCATCCTTGTTCTCATATCCACCGCCGCGTTCCAAGTCGATATCCACACCGGCACACCACGGATATTTCTGCATGATACGCACTAATTCGGAGAGAAACTTCATCTTTGCGCCACTTTCGTTATTTCGTAGAGCAGTGAAGATAGAAGCTGTGCCATGATTCATTACAGTGAGAAACCACCGCACTTTAGGCCATTTATTGATGTACGGCATCATGCCGGATATCGGCGTCCCTGTTTCGATTATCGTTCCTGTTATGTCCACCTCGAAGGTGAAGATGCCGACGGCTTCATAGCGATCACCGTAATTGTTCAAGGCCTGGTGCATTCGAGTGTTGCCCATGAACGACCATATCATGCACTTCTTGCCCTTAAGATAATCCCTGCTCATAAGCGCGGATCTCCTTCCATCATTTCTACATATTCGAGGTAGACCCTCGCTGATTTTCCGTTTTCCAGCTTTACGTGGTGCTTGCTGTCGTAAGCGGCGGTATATTGGTAAAATCCATCCTTTGGCGTGGGATTGCCATTTCGCAGGCATTCCCTTGCCACAGCTTTTAAGGCGAATTCATCACCCGCATTTACCGCCGATGTAAATTTGCACTTATGCGAACCCATACCTTGTGAAATTTCAATGCTTCCCGCCGCCATTGGCTGTTTAGGATAGATATATAAGTCAAGACCCGTCGAGGTTTCCCCGGTATTGAAGAGGACGAGGGTCGCGCCGCCACGCACCACGGCATTTTGGTAGCGAGGAGCATTCCCGCTACCTTGAAGCATGGTCGAGGTGTGCGGTGTATAGCCTGTCAGTTTGTCGCCCTCCTGAAGCTGAAGGTCGGTGAAGTAAATCTCGCCCGTGCAATCGGCAATGAGAGGACGGAGGGTGACGTTCACGATTCGTTTTTCCTCTTTGAGCTTTATTACCTCTGCAAAGCGGATAAAGTTGTTGATGATCATAAGCTCCACCTACCCATCGAGCGTCCACTGAATTTCACAGACGTGGCTGACCCAGCCTGTGGCGACGATACCTGCTTGCAGCATAAGGTCGGTGAAGAATACCTCGCCCGTGCAATTTTGTATAACAAGACGGATAGTGATGGAGCGCAGCCTGCCGTAGCCTTTGGGTGAAGCGTCCCGCGCCACTTGTTGAAAATATGCCATGCGAAATCACCATCCTCTCAATACAAATCAATAAACCGTGTTTCTGTCGTTCCGTCCTCGTACTCGAACACCACCTCAATGCCAACCTGCCCATTTGCACCCTTGTTCAGATTATCTGAGCCGATTTGAGCCGAAATGGTGTAGTTACGTCTTGATGCTGGATAGACTGTTTGCGCCATGCTTTTGGTCATATCCGCCACACCAACCGCCTTAAAGGAAGCTGTACCGGACACACCGTTTTCAGTATCCACTACAAACCCGCTATTTTGCCAATAGGCGAAGCCATCATCGGCTCTGCTGTTTCGCAGATGGTTGAACGGTACCATATCCTTGATTTCCTGCCCGATGAGATTGCTTTGGTCGAACTGGTCGGCCATCGTAGCTGATGAGGAATCGCCAAGTTCTCTTAGTTTTGTGGAGAGTTCCAGTACGGTTTTCCACGGCTCTTGAAGGTTATACTGGCGGCGTATAATTCGTGTTTTAATGGTCAGATTCAAATCCCTGTCGTCAACGGTTACAATATCACCCAAATTCCAGCGCTCGTGTTCATAGCCTGTCAATACGGACAAATCCATCGCCGAGAGGACATAGGAAACGCGGGGCTTTGCGTACTCAGCAAGCCGCATATTGGTGAATTCAAGCATCTGATAGGGGTTCGTAAAATTGGAGCAGTCGAGTGTCGCTACCCGCACCTCGCTTGAATAGATTAAGTCCTCCAGATATTCCTTGCCGCCGTTAATGGCACTAAAGGTCATGCCGTCTTTACCGATGGCGTAGAGTCGCGTAACAAGGGATCGAGTATCGACTACACGCTTAATCCCCGTCAAGTTTTTGCGGTAGGCGAAGAGCGCACCGCTGTCTGTCCCGCTGAATGTCAGTAAATCCACTCGCCTGTCCCGGCTGTGGAATACCAAATCGCCGCCGTGGATGTTTTGCACCATCCGCAGGATGGAGAGTGCGTTCTTTTCTTGGCATTCCCATGTTCGAAGAGTGATCACATTTACTGTACCGACTTCCCAGCCTGTACCCGCAAGCGCAAACGCCATCGGGGCAGCGGGCAGGTCGGCGTTGAATTCAATCGGTTGTTTTTCTGCAGAAAAAGTCAGGTCATAGAATGCAGCTTCCGCATAGACCGTTGTGAGTATGCTGTTGCCATCCGAACCTTTTTCATCCGTCATTGTCCGTATGCGGTAAACATCCTCAGCAATCTGCACCTGCTTCTCGTTGTCAAGCGTCGTCCGCTTCGGGTCACTGTAGGGCAGCTTGAATTCCAAGGTGTCCGCTCCGTTGATCTCGCCCGTAACAATGATGTCGTAAGCATTCTCCAGAACCGTTTCCCACGCTCCGTTCTCATCCAAAATAACAGGGCGGGCAAACCCCAGTTTCTCATACGGAGATTTGGGGATATCATGAAGTGTTATATCGAGCAGCTTCGGCGTGACCATCGTATCGCTGGTGGCGAGCGTTACCCTGTAACGGATATATGAGCGATTCGGTGAGGACAGTTCTCCGTTCGTGCCAACTGTCTGCCATGCCGACCAGTCCTGCAAATCATCTGAAGTTGATGTTTCTATCAGTGAAATGGACGTGACGCCCGCCGTGTATTCGCTTGTTGCCGATACCCGACCGCTCCCGGAAAGGCTGCATTCGGCAGCAATCGTCGTCAGTTGGCCGCTTTCGGGGTATAGATTATCAATTCCTTTCCGTAGGGTGACAGCTCCCGGCTCAGTTAGCGCGTCCACGTTACCCGAAGTATCTCCGCCATTGGCAAGCATTGCTTGGCGGAAATAGTGAATCAAGTCATCAATAGTCAAGTTGCTGTCTGTTTCAAAGAACCACTCGTCCAAGCCACCTGCGTAGTAATACTGGTTTGCGTGCATTCCCATGACGATATCCGCCGTACAGGATGGATTCAATGTACCAGTAAATGTCCGCAAGGGGGCTGTCCAAACTACACCGTCGGCACGGTTACACAGAACTATCTGAGATGTTTTTTCCGTCGCTTTTATGATGGCAGAGAGGAAATACCAACCACCATTGACCATGTTGAATCCAGGTGTTTCGGTTTGGTCAAGGATAAGCGTGCCCGCTGAATTATAGAGCATCATTCGCGGCCGTCCTTGATAGAGGGAAATATATAAAATAGGCTGACCGGGTCCTTGCCTTGTATTGAAAAGCGGAATGAAGTTCTGCCCGACAGAATAGGTGGTCGGATTTACCCAACCGCCGACGGCAATTTTATCACCGAGATCAGAAAAGAATGTACCGTCGTTGGTGGCGACAAGGTGCGTCTTTTCTGTGGTTGGATTGTTGATGTTTATGCGAAAATACCGCCCAAACCTGCCGTTTAGTAAAGAGGCGGTTGTACCGCTCCAGCCGGAGACAGTAAAATGCCGTCCGTTGCCGGAGGAATCTGCAAGGCGTGTATCGCTGTCCGGCGTGGATTCGTTGAAACGCCAGAGTGCGGATTTTTTTTCGCTTACAGGGATCTCGCCCGTAAAGTCTGTTTGAGAAGTCAATATGGATTTTACCGCCATGTCCTCACCTCCAACGGCTCTTCGCCTGTATTTGCAGCTCTGTAAAGGTCGCACCGATTGCCGTAATGGTTACGCTGTTCGCTCCTTTACGGAGAATTGGGAAGTTCAACTCTTGAAGCAGCGGCAGACCATTTCGGAGCGTTTCGCCCGTGCCGTCTACCACCTTGGCAGTAACTAATCCGCTGTCGATGACAAGGGTTTCCCCGGCAGCCAGCGCACCGACAACGCGAAGTTCTTCGTCATTTGTTTTCAACGACACATAGGTTGATGACCCTGACGGAATGATGCCTTTCAAAAGGAAAACAGGCAGTGAGTCTGTATTGCCTTTACTCCTCGTGACCGCATTCGCGCCTGTTTGGGTTAGCGTAAAACCCTCGTCCGTCAAAGCGTAAGCATGTGGGTCGGGACAGACGAAGTTCAAGTCAAATGCACCCGCCGAGCGAATAAGCCGTTCACAATTCACTTCCGTCTGAAGTCGCGCCGTGAAATAGCGGTCAGGTACATCGTCAAGCACAAGCTGTTTCAGCCCCTTATCCGGGTCAAGCCATTCTGCCAGACCATCCAGAACTCCAACCAATGAAGCGAGGTTGTGCTTTGGTGCGATATTACAGCGCACGGTTATGACCCGCTCTGCGCTATCACTGCCAAAGTCTGCCACACCGGGTTTGCCGGGTATGGAAACAAAGGAGTTGCGCAAGGGTGGCGAAGCCTGCCAAGAGGTCAGCCGAGCCTTGACGTTCATGCTTTGTGATGAGATTCCGTTGAAAATAAAGCCCACGCCAACACCTCCTTATGCCGGGCTAAACCGCCCCTGCGCCCGCGAGCCGGTTTGCATCAGGTTGTACAGTTCCTGTGATATTCTGCGGATGTCGTCCTCGCTGCGGACAATCATCTGCTGTATGTTGATGAGAGAAGGCATGCCTGATACCGCCAAGCCGCCATGACTTCCTGTCACATCACCCATGTTTATGCCGGGCGTATCAAAAGCGGTGGGGATAGCGTTCTGCATATCGTCGGCGACTTCATCCATCGCCCGTTCAAAGCCCACACCGATGCCCTGACCCATGTTTTCGCCAAGTCCGGCAAATAAGGTGGAGGGAGAACGGATACCGAAGAAGTTTTTAATGCCGTCGACGATCCCTCCGAAGAAGCCGGAGATTTTACCCCAAATCCAATCGGTGACGTTCGAAATACCCTGCCACAGCCCCTTGATAAGGTCGCTACCGACTTGCACGATTTTACCGATGTTACCGGTAAAGCCTTTCACGATAGCCGTAATAATCTGAGGTATCGCTTTTACGATTTCCACGATGATGGTTGGCAGGTTCTTTATCAACGCCACGAACAGCTGAATGCCCGCTCCCACAAGCTGCGGGATGCTCCCGATAATCGCCGTAATAAGCGATGAGATGATCTGTGGTATCGCCGCCACGATGGCAGTTATAATCTGCGGCAGGTTTTGAACCAACGAAATTAACAGCTGAATCCCGGCGTCAATAAGCTGGGGAATAGAGCCGAGGATCGCTGTAATTAAACCCTCGATAATTTGCGGTATAGCCGCCACAATTGCCGTGATGATTTCAGGCAAGGCGTCTACTAAGGACACCAGTAGCTGAATCCCTGCATCAATAATTTTCGGGATGGCCCCGATGATAAAATCTACAATGCCGAGGATGATAGCGGGCAGAGCAGCGATCAATTGGGGCAGTGCATCCAGGATTCCCTGTGCCAGTCCAAGAATCAGTTGAAGGGCGGCATCAAGTATCATAGGCAGGCTTTCCATCAAGCCTTGAACGATTGTGATCACAGCGTTCACCGCCGCCGGTATCAACTGTGGAAGTGCATCGGCGATGCCTGTAACGAGAGTGGTCACTAATTGAACCGCTGCATCAATAAGTAATGGAAGATTATCAATCAGCGCACCCACAATGGTCATAACGGCATCCACGGCAGCGGGGATAAGTTCGGGTAAAAGCGTTAAAATCGTTGTCAGCACCTGTGTGAAAAGGTCGACTACCGTAGCGAGCAGAGTCGGAAGCAAATCACCGATTGCCTGTAGTATCCCGTCAAGGGCAGGGGGCAGTGCTCTTACGATATTCTCAATAACTGGAACAATGTTTTTCACGACGTTCTGGAACGCTTCGACCACATTACCAATCAAAAGTCCTACATCAGCATTGGCATTACCCAAACCCGCCATCAAGTTGCCGATAGCCGATTGCATTCCCGCCATAGAGCCAGTAATTGTTTCCGTGGCTTCCAAGGCGGTCGTTCCTGTGATCCCCATTTCGGTCTGAATGACATGGATTGCTTCGGTCAAATCGGAAAATGAAGAGAGGTCGTATTTAATACCGGAGATTTTTTCGGCATCAGCCAAGAGCCTCTCCATTTCAGACTTTGTGCCGCCATAGCCCAGTTTCAGGTTGTCGAGCATCGTGTAGTTCTGCTTGGCGAAACCCTGATAGGCATTTTGGATGGATGCGATGTCCGTACCCATTTTATTGGCGTTATCGGCCATATCCGTAATCGCCATGTCCGCAACCTGCGCTGCTTTTGCGGTATCGCCGCCGAGGGACTGGATAAGACTTGCCGAAAAGCCCGTGACGGTTTCCATATATTCGTTGGCGGACATACCGGCGGTCTTGAAGGCATTTTCGGCATACCCTTGAACAGACTGCGATGCCTCACCAAAGAGGGTATCCACGCCGCCGACCAGTTGTTCGTAGTCCGCATAGGCGGATATGACTTCTTTGCCAAGTTTGACGGCTGCGGCTCCGGCGGCAACAGCCACCGCGCCCATTGCCACACCAATGCCTTTGAGGATGCCGCCCAGCTTCTCGAACTTTCCGCCGGATTTTTCGGCGCTGTCGCCAGCGTCCTCCAGTTCCTCGCCAAGGTCGTCGGCTTCTTCCGCTGACTCTTCCAATTCACGCTCCATGTTGTTCAGTTCCGCGTTGGCGTTATTGAGAGCGATCTGCCAGTTTTGAGTGCGCCGATCATTTTCACCAAAGCTGTCGGAGGCGTTTCGAAGAGCGGCTTCAAGGGTGGAGATTTTGTCCTTCTGGGCATCGATCGCTTTATTGAGGACTTCGTTGCGAGCGGCAGTAGCTGCTATGGATTTATCCTGTTTGTCGAACTCGCTCGTTACCAGCTTCATTTCGCTACCCAGTACTTTGAACGACTGGTTTATATCTCGCAGTGCGCTTTTAAACTCCTTTTCGCCCTCGACGCCTATTTTCAACCCGAAGTTATCAGCCACTTAAAACACCTCCTCCCTCAAAAAAATTAGATGCCATCAGGGATGACATCTTCGATAAACTGTTCGTGCTTTGGTTTGGTCATTCCGAGGAACTGGCGATGGCATTCCCACAAGTCCAGCAATTGCCCTATCGGGGTGAGCCACGTTTCCTCTTCGGAGCGATTCAGATGAACCGTACCGTAATATAAAAGTCGGGTAAACAACTCATCGTCGCTTACCCGACCTCGGCGTTTTTTGGTTCACCATCCTCGCTTTCGATGTTACGAGCCGTCCCTTTGAACATCGCCTCGGTAATTGCCGACTTATACGCCGCCAGTTCAAGTGGCGAGGTGAGCAATTCCACTTCCTCCTCGGTCAGCAGATCTTTCGGTTTCTCCTTGTTGCGCAGGTTGTGGATGAGGATGGGCTGGTTAGCAAGGAGCGTAATCAGCCAAATAATCTCGTCCAGCGCCATCTCGAAGTTTTCTGACTTCATTAACTTATCACCCAAGTTATCCAGTCCGCCGTAGCGTTTGGCGATTTCCTTTGTAGCACGGGTGGACAGAATCAACTGATAATCTTCATCGCCGATTTTTATGACTGCACTTCGTTCGTTATCCATGCATTAACCCTCCAAACCCGTGTCAAAGTCAGGTTCGTACACTTCTGTATACCAACCGCTGATCACACCTGGTAGCACATCCGTATCATCTTCGTTAACTTCCGCTTTCCAAGGATGACGATCGTTGCCGTCCGGTTTATTGCGGCGGGAAACAGTACCTTCAATACTCGGTGTGGAAAAGGTGATGCTATCTCCCTTGGTGGCGAGATTGGTGGACGGAACGCCGAACTTCACGCGGTAAAGCCAGAAGTAGCGGTACTTACCATTCGCTTTTTTTGCCCGAAATCCAATAGCAACAGGGTCGCCACCGTCCTCTGAAGCCGAAATAAGAACGCCGTTTTCATCCATGGTCGCTCCTGTCAGCTTTGCGGCGACGGTTTTTCCGATGTCATCCACACCAAGGGTAAGCTTACCGTTTTTGAATTCCTTGATGATTTCAGCGGCACCATCGTCCGCCCAGAGTGTCGCTTCCGCAAGTTCGATAGATAATTCAGCTGAGATTGCCTTAGCCAGCATTACCGGAGTGTCGTAGGTCTCGTGACCCGTAATAGGCGCTTCGGTGACTGTTGCGTAGTAGAGTTTATCAAGACCAATTGTAGCCATGTTATATTTCCTCCGTTTCGTATTCTTTCGCCACATCGATGGCGTAATGATAATAGCCGCTATCGTTCTCATAGCCGATGTAGCGGCGATCTGTTATCGTAAACGCCGCACCAAGCAGGGCGGCGGTAATCTGATTTTTCCGGTTGATGTAATTGCCTTCTGAAAACAGGGATATCCTCACCTCGGACACATCAATAAGCGGTGTATTATCCCCGAACAAGGCAAACTCATCCGTCATCGGTGTGAGAACAAGATACTCGTTGGGTGCAACACCGCTGAATATGCCCGTTTCCACCGGTAGTAGAGGAGAGAGCAGCGCGTTCAGTTCCTGCAAAATGCTCATATGCGCTCCACCTCCTGGTCGAATTTTTCCTTCATCGCTTCAATAGCCGCATTCCTCGATTGTCTGCGGGCTGGTCTCATGAAGGGTTTCGGCGGCTGACCGTGCTTACCGTATTCGAGAATATTAGCGATTTTGGCGTTACTGTCGCCGTCACTTCTTGGCTCGTCAAAACCAATTTTGATATCCCAGCCTGAGCCGTCCCGTTTCTGCTTCGCAGGCGACAAACCGAGAGAGTCTTCCAACTCACCTGTGGAACGACTCTTTGTTTTCGTGCCATGCCCGACTACAGAGGAGAGGTTGCTTTTTGCCTTAGAAAGAACGACTTCACCGCCTGCTTCCAGCACTTTGGGGATAATTTCATCCGTTTTATTGCCAAGTCGAGAGAGTTTTAAGAGGAATTCCTCCGGCATTTTCATTTCGATTTTTGCCATTACCTCACCGTCCCTTCCAATTTCTCCGCCAACACTTCGATATACATCCCGCGTCCACGTACATCTTCCGCGTTAATAATGTTATAGCGGCCATCAGCTTCGGAGATAAAGTGTGAAGTCGTGACCGTTAAGCCCGGAATTTTGCGGAAGCGAAACATCGCTGTTACGCTTGAAAACGCTGCGTTCCCAATAATCCGTTCCCATTTTGCGGTGGTGTTGCGAACTTCCTTATATGCCTTAACCGAAGCGATGATGTTGTCGCCTTTAGTGACGAAACCCTCTGCATCTTTGATGGGATCGGTTGAGATGATGTTGATTGGCGTACTCATTTTTCCGTATCCCATGCTTACACACCCCACAATCTGTCAAGACGCAAAAGCATGTTGACCGTATTCCAGACTTGTTGAGAAGCCTGAACGCTGTCGGCAAAGAAACCGGCAGTCGAGCCATCGCGGGATTCGTACCAATTCGATACAAGCATGATTACGGCCTGTTCAGTTGCGGCGGGTATAGAATTTTCGGTGTAATAGCCCTCCGCAATATGCTGGTAGCTCTCGGCATAATTGACAGCGGCGGCGATGAGGCGCAGGAGCAGATCGTCGTCATCAGCGTGTGTCAGTATTAGGTTTTCTTTGACTTTTGGCAACAATTCCGTTGGCGTCATCGCCGCTCACCTCCATTATTCTTGGTCTGCCATCAATCCCGCAGCTTTCAGCTTTGCGAGCAGGGCATTGAAATCCGTGACAAGAGTGGCTGTGTCCTCAGCTATGCTGTCAGCTTGATTCGCAGCAGCTTTCACAAGTCCGGAGATTGACTCCGTAGCATCGGTAGGATATGTCGGGACATACAGCTTATGGTCATCGCCGATTTTAACTTCGACGGTGTCGTCCTCGGTTGCTTCGTCAGCTATGACACCGCCTAAAGTTTCATCTGTTGCCGCAGCAAGTGCTTGAACATACAGTTTACTGTCATCGCCGATTTTCACTTCGACAGTGTCATCCTCACCAGCAGCAGCGGCTTTTACACCGCCGAGAGTATCCCCAGTTGCCACAAGGAGAGGGTCGGCGGAAAGCCCCGTTACCGAGGCTCCCTCCTTGATTTCCAGCATGCCACCGATGACGGTTTTTTCGCCGCCCTGTTCGGTATAGTTCTTTGTGTTATAGCTCATATTGCACCTCCGTTAAGCTTTCTGCTGGAGAACCTTGATAGCCTCCGGCAGAATCAATTTGCCGTCCACACGTTGGGTGGCAACGAAGCCCACCTGCCCGGTGACAGCGAAGAGTTCATTCAGTCGCTTAAACACACGCCCCTGACGGTCGGCTACCCAGTAATAACTGAAGTCTCCAAACACAATGGTCTTGGCGGCTGCAGCGATGGTGGGTACATATGCGGAGGTGTAAACAGGACGGTTCAAAATGGTGTCAGGCGTACCCGCTTGCAGGGAGGGCTGCCACAGATACTGGCCCTGCCCATCCTTTAACTTGCGGATGGCCTTTACAGTAGCATCGTTCATAACAAATACAGCCTTGTTGCGGTAAGGCGCCTTAAGCGAGTAGAACAAATCAAGCACCTCATCCATCGTGACGGCGGTAGCTCCTGCCGTGGTTACGCCAAGCTGTGCACCGCCAGTCGCAGCAAGGATGCCGGTGGGCTTGCCGGAGCCGTCGCCGGTAAAGAAGGCGTCCTCCTCTTTATTACCGATGCGCCTTGCAAACTCTCTGGAAATGTAAGCTTCGAGATTGAACACGCTGTCGTTTAGGAGTTCCTCGGATACCTTGATGAGCGTGCCCAGCTTGTAAGCGCCGATGGACACCTGGCCGAAAGCATCGTCGCTGTCGGGGATGGTACCTTCTTCGTCGATCCACGATGCGGTGCCCTTGGATGCTACGACAGGAATTTTACGATCACCGGAAGAGGTGGTGATGACGTTTGCCAACCTGCGGAAGACATTCTCCTCGTCGAGGGCTTCCACAAGCGTGCGCTCAAATTCGTCGGGCACGAGGTAGCCGCCCTCGGAGTCGGTGCCGATTTGCAGGGCGTTCTTTACGCTCATATCAAGACCCTCGTTGCCACGAGTGCGCATGGCATTCCAGAAGGCTTTTCTGTATTCGGCGGACGCACGGCCAGTCTTTTCCTCAGTGGCCTTGTTCGGCGCGCCCAAAATAGGAGCAGATGTAGGCTTGCTCATCTCAAGGTCATAGGCCGCCTGGCGTTCCAGACGCTCAATTTCCTTGCCGAGAGCGACCATGTCGGCTTCCATCTTGTCGTACTCTGCGGCAGCTTCAGCGGGAACAAACCCGTCCGCGCCGCGCTTCTGATCAAGGAACTCCTTTGCGGTGTTCCAGATTTTGTTGCGCTTCTCGCGCAGTTCAAGGATTTTACTCATAGTCATTACCTCCATAAATTTAGTGGATAATCAAATTGAGCCGCTTTTGAAGCGACTCAGCGAGTACGCCTTGCGGCTCAGGTTCGGGTTTCGGTTGTTCTTTGGTCTTTACCTTATCAAGCAAGGAATTGGTGACTGCCCTGCGACTGAACGCATAGGTCGGAGCGGCTTGATGTCTTTTGCTGTCTTCCAGCACACCGTCGGCAAAACCCAATTCAATCGCCTTGTTTGCGTTCATCCATGTTTCTGCGTCCATCCAGTGGGAGATTTTTGCTCTCGACTGATTGGTCTTGACTTGGTAGGCGTTGATGATGGATTCCTTGACCTCGTCCAGCATTAAGATGGCTTTTTGCATTTCGTCCGTGTCACCGATGGCGATGGTCAGTGGATTGTGCACCATCATCAGGGCGGTGGGAGCCATGAGGACTTTCGTGCCAGCCATAGCGATGACACTTGCCGCAGAAGCGGCGATGCCGTCAATCTTGACCGTGACGTTGTGCGGATAATCCATCAACATGGCGTAGATTTGACTTGCAGCGATGCAGTCTCCGCCGGGCGAATTTAGCCAGATGGTGATGTCACCCTTGTCTGAGAAGAGTTCCGATTTGAACATTGCCGGAGTGATTTCATCACCCCACCAAGTCTCATCCGAGATCTCTCCGTCAAAGTAAAGGACGCGCTCGCCACTTTCGTCAGCATCACGCGCCCAGTTCCAAAACTTCTTGTTTTTTGCCATTAGCTTGTATCCTCCGTTTCATTTGGTTTGTATGCTGCTCCAACATCGGCCAGCTTGACCATGTTGCCGTTGACGAAGTGCAGATCGCCGCCTTCCTCGGCAGTCAGCAGATTCATATCCTCCAAGCCACGTACATCGTTGACCGACATAAATCCGTTTTGAATGCCTGTTGAATAGCCTTGCATACGGCTTTGGTAGTCGCCGCGAAGTAGTCCGTCGAGATTAAACTTGATAAAGATCGTCGCTTTTTCCGATGGCAGAATGAGAGCCTGCTGTAAAGACTGCTCCCACCTGACCACCCACGGGTCGAGGGTATACTTGACGAACTCCAAAGACTGCTGTTCGATGTTGGAGAAGCTGCTCTTTTCAAGGTCGCCGACCATATGAGGAGGCACTCTGAAAATACGGGCGATTTCATTTATCTGAAACTTACGTGTTTCCAAAAACTGCGCCTGTTCCGGCGGTATGGACATCTGGTGGAATTTAAGACCTTCCTCCAAAACCGCTACTTTGTGTGCATTTGCGCCTCCGAATTGCGACTGCCAGCTTTCTCTGAGCCTGTCGGCCTGTTCCGGCTTGATGACACCGGGGTGTTCCAACACACCGCCGGGGTTCGCTCCGTTGGCGAAAAACGTAGCGCCGTAGTCCTCCGTTGCAAGGGCAAGCCCCACGGCGTTCTTTGCCATCGCAATCGGCGAGTAACCTATAAGGCCGTCAAAACCCAAGCCGGGGATATGCAGGACGTTCTCACGCCGTAATTTAACCTGCCCCTTGTCACTTTGGTAGGTGTAGACCAGTTCGCCGCTTTCGTTTCTATCTACAGCCATTCGGTCGGGCAGGAGTGGATAGAGCGCAATGGGAAAACCCCTGCCGTCTCTGATAATCTGTGCGTAGGCGTTGCCCCAAAGTAAAAGATGACTCATCAGTGTTTCTCTGAACACAAATGAAGTCATCTCGCGGTTAGGCTCATCATGAAGCAGCCGGTAGAGGGGGTGCGACGGTTTTGTGGATTTGCTCCCGTTGACGGTTCGCTCATATACATGGAGCGGAAGTCCCGCCACCGATTCGGCAAGGATACGGACGCAAGCGTAGACCGCCGAGGTCTGCATCGCCGTCCGCTCATTGACCGCCTTACCGCTGGTTGTGCCACCGAAGAGAAAACTCCAGCCACCACCGACACGGTTTTTAGGCTTATCCCGTGAGCGGAACAACCCTGAGAATATGCTCATATAAATAACAACCCCCTTTCATCATAGACACTGTCGTTGATACCGCCGCCGAGGGTTGCCCTCGCAAGTCCCATGATCAGCGCGACCACACCGTCTATTTTCTCTGTTGATTTCTTTTTATTGGGTTTGATGTTTCCTGCAGCGTCTTGGTCGACGATGACATTACCCATATTCCAGTCGAGGACAGGATGTTTTTCATGGCGTATTTTGCCTTCCATCACAAACTGAAAGAAGTCCTTTGAAGGTGGGGACATGGAAATGAAACCCTGACCGAACGGAAACACCGTAAACCCATGCTCCGCACCCAGTTCTTCAAGGTCGCGGCGTATCTTCTCCGCACCGTAGCGGTCGTAGGCGATTTCACGAATTCTAAAACGCTCCGACAGCTTGGCGATGAAAGCCACTATGTAGTCATAGTCCACCACATTGCCCTCGGTGGTGTTGAACACTCCTGTCTTTTTCCATACGGCATAAGGAACGTGGTCGCGCCTTGTCCGCAGGTCAATCACATCTTCCGGCAGCCAGTAAAATGGCATCACTGTGTATTTGGTATCAACTCCAACCGGTGGGAATACCAGAACCAGAGCCGTAAGATCTCCGGTACTGGAAAGGTCGAGACCGCAATAGCAATCCCGACCCTCGTATTCTTCAAAGTCTATGTCTTCGCCGCAGGCGTCCCATTTGTCCATAGGCATCCACCTGATATCGGCGTTGCACCATTCGTTCAGGCGGAACTGCCGAAAGTGCATCTCCTCGGCGGGGTTCTGTTTCGCCTGTTCATAGGCAGCCTGCACCGTTTCAAAAGGAATCGTCACGTCGATGGATGGATTGACCCGTCGCCAGACGGCTTCGTCATTCCAATCGTCATCTTCTTCAATGCCGAATACGGCAGGATAGAAGGACGGATCAATTTTTGAGCCGTCCATAACCGCTTTGGCTTTTTGGTGGATTTCATAACAGATGCTCGTTTTATCCCTGCCCGCTGTGGTGATGAGAAAGTAGAGGGGCTGCCGTCTGGCGTCACCTGTGTACTTGGTCATGGTATCGAACAGTTCGCGGGTCTGCTGGGCGAAGAGTTCATCAAATATAAGCCCGGAAACATTGAAGCCTTGTTTGGACTTTGTTTCCGAGGA